AGGAGAAGAACACATGACATGGATAGATAAGGGGTGTTACAAGCGTGGATGTGCTTGCCATGACGACCGACTTGGGGGTGAGACTGTTGAAGTGGTCTTGTTTGGCAGTCTGCCTGTGTATGACACTCCACTACAGCGCACATGGGTAGGGCTGACGGATGAGGAAGCGCAATGGCTTTATGACAACTGCCGAACACCTAGTAATTTGATTGATATGGTGGAAGCCTCCCTCAAGGAGAAGAACACATGAAGCTTTATGATGTATCAAGGAACACACGTATAGTCCTTGCAGATGATACAGAACTTATGTTTGACCACATTGACGGGATGTATAGTGTATGTTATACTGATAGTGAAAGCATCGTACATCTAGCAGCTTGGACAGAAGTAACAATTAAGGAAGACAAATGACATTAACAATTGAAGGTACATTAACACAACGTCAAGACACCTATGGTGACTACAAGGATGTTGCATACATGGCACAAGAACTGAAGAAGCTCTTGCGTACACGTGGTAACTGGCACGACATGTCACCACCCATGCAAGAAAGCATGGACATGATTTGCAACAAGATGGCACGTGTCCTTAATGGCAACCCATACTATGCAGACAGTTGGCATGACATTGCAGGGTATGCTACACTAGTGGTTAAGGAATTGGGATATGAATAAGGAAACCAAATGCGGAGGCTCTTTCTAGACACAGAAACAAACAGCACACACGACCACATATGGTGCTGTTATACGTATAACGAAGATGGATATGTATGTCACACAGAAGCAAGTACACTGATTCCCTTAATCGAAAGCTCAGACAAAGTGATAGGGCACAACTTGATAGGTTTCGATGCGGGGGTCTTGAAGAGATGTTGGGGAGTGAAGATACCAGCAAAGAAAGCGATAGATACATTGATACTATCAAGGCTATTCAATCCCAATATCGAAGGAGGCCACAGTTTGGCAGCATGGGGGGACAGGACAGGACAAAAGAAAACTGACTATGCTCAAGCCTATGTAGACAAGACAGGGTTACTTGCTAGTAACCGATGGGACGCACCTGACCTTGAGCTTCTGTTTGAATATTGTAAGGATGATGTTGCTGCTCTCGTTGCAACATACGAGATGGTTAACAAGATGCTTGAGAAGGAACAGTTCTCTGAACAAAGTATTAAGCTTGAACATGACGTTGCAATTATCATTCAAAGGCAGAAGGAACATGGTTTTAAACTGGACATTAAGAAAGCTCAGGGCTTGCTGGCTATGCTTCAAGGTAAGATGGTGGACATTGAGAACGAGCTTCAAGTTGTCTTCCCTCCCTACGTTGAAACAGGAAGGAAGAACAAGAGGACAGGCGCACCACTGAAAGACATCATCACCCCTTTCAACGCTGGCAGTAGGCAACAGATTGCTGAGCGTCTTGAGAAGCTTGGTGTTAAGTTCACTAAGAAGACAGAGAAGGGTGCAGTGATTGTCGATGAGACAGTGCTTGCTGCCATTGCTCTGCCAGAGGCAAGGCTCCTATCTGAATACCTCATGCTGCAAAAGCGTGTGGCTCAGATTGGTAGCTGGCTTGAGGAGGTGAGGGACACAGGCAGGGTGCATGGTAGCGTGATTACCAATGGTGCTGTCACTGGTAGGATGACACACAGCAGCCCCAACATGGCACAGGTTCCCAACAAGGGAAGCCCCTATGGTGAGGACTGTCGTGAGTTGTGGACTGTAGATGATGGCAATGTCCTTGTTGGTGCTGATGCCAGTGGCCTTGAGCTACGAATGCTAGCTCACTACATGAAGGACGAAGCCTATATCAAAACTGTTTGTGAAGGAAACTCGAAAGATGGCACTGACGTACACACCCAAAACCAAAAGGCAGCGGGTCTTGCAACAAGGGATGAAGCGAAGACCTTCATTTACGCCTTTCTCTATGGTGCAGGGTCGGCGAAGATTGGTAAAATTGTCGGTGGTAATGCTAACGATGGACAGAAGCTCATCGAAAGCTTTCTTTCCAACACTCCCGCCCTCAAGAGTTTACGCAATAACGTATCCAAGTATGCAAGCAAGGGCTTTGTACCGGGGCTGGATGGTAGGAAGATTTGGGTACGTTCCGAACACTCAGCAGTTAATAGCCTATTGCAAGGGGCTGGAGCAATCGTGATGAAGCAGGCTCTCATTTTGTTAGATGAGAAGCTTAGGAAGAATAAAGTTTGGTATGGCTTTTGTGTTAATGTGCATGATGAATGGCAGATTGAAACAAAAGAAAAAGATGGCGAGCTTGTGGGGAATCTATCAGTGCAGAGCATACAAGAGGCAGGAGCTTTGCTAGGCTTACGTTGCCCTGTAACTGGTGAGTTCAACACAGGCAAGACATGGCGTGACACACATTGAAAAATGTGGTATAATATTGTTTTTAGACAAAGGAAAAAAGATGAACCAAGTTAAAGTAGTGGGTAAATTGTTTTGGGCTAAGCACATGGAAGTCCCTAATCGGGAGTTCAATGCAGACAATGCTCGCTTTGAGATTTGCATTGGTGGCCTGAGTGATTCCATTGCACAGCGTCTTACATCAGAACTTGGTGTGAAGATTAAAGAGAAAGCAGATGACAAGTATGGACGAGGTAAGTACATCATCGTCAAGAGCAACTATGCTATCAAGGCTATTGATGATAACAATGGTCGTGTCTCTCCTGACCTGATTGGTAATGGTACTGTTGCAGAAGCAACCATCAGCAGCTACACACACAAGATGTCGGCAGCTCATGGCAATGCACCTTCTCTGCTGCACAGCAAGGATAACCCTGCTCTGCGTATCAAAGAGTTGGTGTCTGCCCCTGTTGAGCAAGAAGAAGAAGCAGAAGTAGTCCTCTAATGATTGCTCTTGTGGATGGTGATGTGATGTGCTATCGCATTGCCTTCTCTTGTAAGGATGACTCAGAAAGCCAAGCCATTACAACGATGGCTAACTTTCTTGAGGACATCCTTATGACACAGCTAGGTCTTGAATCTTGGGAGGTCTTCTTAACAGGCAAGACCAACTTCAGAAAAGACATAGCTGTAACTGCCCCTTACAAAGGGAACAGAACTCAAGAGAAGCCAGCACATTTAGAGATGCTACGTAACTACCTAGTTACCGCATGGAATGCACAGATGAGCATTGATGAAGAAGCTGATGACCTCATAGCAATCAGAGCAACAGAACTTCAAGATGACTGCATCATTGTGTCAGTGGATAAAGACTTCAATCAGGTGGCAGGATGGCATTACAATTTTGTGAAGCAAGACAAGTACTATGTCTCAGAAGAACAAGGACTCCGCTTCTTTTACAAACAAATGTTGATGGGCGACAGAGCAGACAACATTGTGGGTATCAAGGGGATAGGGGATGTGAAAGCAACCAAGATGCTTGCCAAAGCCAAGACCGAAAGCGAGATGCTTGCAGTTTGCTTGGAGGCTCTGGGCGAAGAGCGACTTAAAGAGAATGGACTTCTATTATGGCTAAGGCGATTCCCCGAACAGATGTGGTTCCCTCCAGTTTCTGGCTTGGAGGCTGCGAATGGAAAGTAGTTTATGTTGACGAGTTTCAAGACTTCGGTACATGTGACCCCGGCAAGTATGAAATACATATACGTGCCAACATGAACGAGCAAGCAACACGAGCTACCTTCTTTCACGAGCTTGTCCATGCAATTAAGTTTACGATGGGAGACATAAGTCACGATGAGAAAGAAGTCGAAGGTTTTGGAAACCTCCTCTGCCAGTGGTACAGAACTAAAGTATAACGACAGTGAGTGGACAGCAGCAAGGTTCAGAAGCTTTGTTGTCTCTGCTCTGAGGACAGCAACACGTAGGTGGCCTCCAAAGTTTAAGGCTTTGAAGGAGGCCTACATTGGAAGACAGGTTAACAAGAAGACAAACAAGATGGCTATGCACTACGCTTGCGCTAGTTGCTCCAATCATTTTGTTGCCAAGGATGTACAGGTTGACCACATCTTCCCTGTTGTTGACCCAAGGACAGGCTTCGTTGATTGGGAAACATACATCACTAGGTTGTTCTGTGAGAAAGAAAACTTACAGGTGTTATGTAAGCCCTGCCATGTAGAGAAGACAGCTTCAGAGAAATTACAAAGGAAAGAAAATGGGCAGACCAAAGAAAGTAGTGCTCCCACAAGAGCCAAGCGCAGATGACACGTGGTACATGTTCCTTGTTAACTACTGGGTTCCATTCCCTCGTAGTGAATATGGTGGCTTACAGTGTGTCATTGCACGTAGCAAAGAAGAGGCTAAAGAAGTTATCAAAGAAGCAGCAGGAGACTTCGTGATTGATTCTTTCAGCGATGCTGAAGAACGCATTGAGGCTCGTGTTAACAAATCAGATGTATACGAACTTGTCGGTACTGAGATTAAAGAACCATGTCTTGTAAGGAGTTTTGAAACATGAAGATTGAAATTATGGCATTTAATGAGAACGAAGATGGCTCAGCCGATTGTTCTTTTGAGACAGATAAAGAAGGTAAAGAAGCCCTCTTTCGTTATGGCTTGTTGGCTCTGCTGAAAGAAGCACTTGCTCAAGGTCATGGACTATTACCAACGGAGATTAAAAATGATGGACAATGATAAGACTCGCTTTATGTTTCACGTGGAAACAAAAGGATATGAAGATACATTTGAGCATCGCTCCTATCCAGATATTATCTTAACAGAGTATGCAACCTTCAATGGTGGTGAACGATGGCCTGATGTGGTACGTGCTTTCACTCGCTTCTTAGGCAACGTGTATGGCTATGACATTGAGCAGCAGTTCAACGAGATGTACATAGACCCCTTGACCAAATGGGAAGAACAACAACGTGAAGAAACTCAACTAGATTTGTTTAAAGACCAATGAGACACCTAGTTATTCCTGACACACAATGCAAACCCGGAGTTTCTCTTGACCATCTGGAATGGGTTGGCAAGTATGCAGCAGACAAGAAACCAGATGTCATCATCCACCTTGGCGATCATTGGGATATGCCAAGCCTTTCAATTTACGATGTAGGAAAGAAAAGCTTTGAAGGTAGAACATATCAAGCGGATATTGAATCTGGTCATGCTGGAATGGAACTTCTTTTGTCTCCGATTAAAGCTGAGCAGGATCGTCTTAAAAGAAACAAAGAAAAACAATGGAACCCGCGCCTTGTCTTTCTTTTGGGAAACCATGAGGAACGGATTCAGAGAGCTATTGAGAGCGATAGAAAACTGGACGGACTCATTGGTTATCACGACCTTAAACTTGCTTCTTATGGTTGGGAGTGTTTTGATTTTCTTCAGCCTGTCGTTCTGGATGGTATTGCTTATTGCCATTACTTCACTTCGGGTGTTATGGGAAGGCCTGTTAGTTCGCCTGCGTTGATGCTCTCCAAGAAGCACATGAGTTGTGTGATGGGGCACGTACAGGACAGGGGCATTGCCTATGCTCGTAGGGCTGATGGTAAGCGTATGACAGGCTTGTTTGCTGGCATCTGCTACCAACACGATGAGAAGTATCTGACCCCTCAAACTAATGGTTCTTGGTCTGGTGTGTGGATGTTCAACGAGGTGGTTGAAGGTAGCTTCGATGAGCTTCCTGTTAGTCTTAACTACTTGCGTGAGACTTACGCATGAGCCTTACGCTGTATGACATTGCAGACTTGCTAAGAAGGGAAGACTGTGTTACAATATTAGAACTGTTGGACATAAGTAGTGATGACCTTGTTGACAGGTTCATAGATGTGATAGAAGATAAAGCCGATAAGCTAGAAAAGGAACTTGAATGAAGAAGTACATGGGAAGTTATGAGCAGTTCATTGCTAAGAGTAGATATGCTCGTTACTTGAATGATGAACAGCGGCGTGAGAACTGGGATGAGACAGTAAGACGTTACTTAGAGTTTATGGATGCACACTTAAAAGAAGAACATAACTATAAAATTAGTACTTCGTTGTATGAAGAATTGTACAATGCCATTTACAACATGGAAGTCATGCCTTCTATGCGTAGTGTAATGACTGCGGGTAAGGCATTGGAGCGAGACAACACTGCTGGCTATAACTGTTCCTATCTTCCTGTTGATGATGTTAAAAGCTTCGATGAAGCTATGTACATCTTGTTGTGTGGTACAGGTGTTGGCTTCTCTGTTGAACGTCAGTTCATACAGAAGCTGCCTGATGTACCAGAGCTTCTCTTCAACAGCGATACCACCATCGTAGTGGCAGATAGCAAAGAAGGTTGGGCTAAGGCTTTACGTCAGTGTATTGCCCTGCTCTACTCAGGTGAGATTCCTAAGTTCGATGTGTCCAAGGTTCGCCCTGCTGGTGCTCGTCTGAAGGTGTTTGGTGGACGTGCTAGTGGCCCTGAGCCATTGAAGGAACTCTTTGCCTTCGTCAGCAACATCTTCAAGAACGCTGCTGGACGTAAGCTCAACAGCCTTGAGTGCCACGACATCATGTGTAAGATTGGTGAGGTTGTAGTTGTTGGAGGTGTCAGACGCAGTGCTATGATATCTTTAAGCAATCTCTCAGATGATCGTATGCGTCATGCTAAGAGTGGTGCATGGTGGGAGAAGAGTGGACAACGTGCATTGGCTAACAACAGTGCTTGCTACACAGAGCGTCCTGACATGGGCATCTTCATGCAAGAATGGAACAGCCTGTACGAGAGCAAGAGTGGTGAACGTGGTGTATTCAATCGTGAAGCAGCAAAGAACATTGTAAAGAAAAATGGCAGACGAAATCCTGATTTTGACTTTGGAACTAATCCGTGCTCTGAGATTATTCTACGACCATATCAGTTCTGTAATCTTTCCGAAATTGTTGTACGTGCTGACGACACTGTAGACACCTTGAAACGTAAGGCACGTTTAGCCACGATCTTAGGTACATTCCAGAGCACATTGACCCACTTCCCATACCTACGTAAGGTGTGGCAGAAGAACACAGAGGAAGAGCGTCTGTTGGGTGTGTCGATGACAGGCATCATGGACAACGCACGACTGAACAATCCTGATGACATGGGTGTTGGTATCATCTTGGAACAGATTAGGAACGTGTGTGTTGCAACAAACCAGCTTCTGGCTGAGCAGCTTGGTATTCCTCAGTCTGCTGCCATCACTTGTGTTAAACCTTCTGGTACTGTTAGTCAGCTTACTGATAGTGCCTCTGGTATTCATACTCGTCATGCTGCTTACTACTATCGCCGTGTTCGTGCAGACATCAAAGACCCTTTGACACAGCACATGATTGCAGCAGGGGTACAAGCAGAGCCTTGTGTAATGAAGCCTGACCAGACTCTGGTGTTCAC